TGAACTGCTTGATGACCGAGGCCATGTGGTCCTGGCCCACGTTGTAGACCCGCGCGACCAGGGTTTTCGGGCTCTGGTTGAGCCACGCCTGGACATCGAACGTGATATGGAATTCGGACAGGTCCAGGATGTTGGCGGTCTTGTCGCCCGCCTTTTCGTCGGTCAGGGTCAGCTTGCAGACGCGGTCCCACGCCAGCCCGCCCGCGCTCTTGTAAGTCCTGATCTTGTCGGCGCTGATCGTGACCTCGGGGAGGGTGATCTCCTGCGTGGGGGTGGCCGGTGGGGCGGGGGGATCGGCGAACAGCGATACGCTCATGAGCGGTTGTTCTCCTGGTGCCTGTGCCAGCGCCGTTCGTTCTCGTCCTGGATGTCGATGGCGTCATTCGCCAGCGCCACGAGTTCGAGATCCAGGGTGCCGTCCACGAGTGACTCCATTCGATACACTCCCCGCATGACCGGCCGCATCAGGTAGCTTTCGCCGTCGGCTAAGAGGGCGAATTCGATGCCGTTGTGCTCCGCTGCGCCGGTAAACCTGGGCTCGGCATCCCTGGCAGCGGAGTAGCGAAAAAACCGCCGAGGTTGTCCATCAGAACCTCAGCCGTGATCTGCATCATTTGCATCAGGTCGATGTCCTCGAACATGATGCGGTTGGCGCGAGCGTTGAACACGTCGCCCCACGCGCCCGCCCCGTTGGTGCCTGTGAGGCGCTGCACCACGCCGAGGCACCGATCCAGGACGTAGTCGCAGTCGGCGTCGGAGAGTGCCGCCAACGCCCGCGTGAAGGGGACCAGCATGGCCTCCGTCGCGCGCACGGTGTCCTCGGCGTCATCCTCGGAGACGTTGTCTCCGTCCTCCATGGCGCGTCGCGCGGCGGCGATGCCAGAGATGACGGGGCCGACAGCGAACATCTGGCCGATCAGCGGAGAGATCCGGCGACCGACATGGAACTGCTGCCGCGCGTTCAGTTTGCCCGCGCGGTAGGTGTGTTCCCCAACCTTGAATTCGTGCATCAGGCGTTGCCCGGCGTGCCGTTGCCAAGCAGGCCGTCGATGATGCCCGCGTGGAATGACCACTCCTGAGTCCCGCCGTCCTTGGCGTAGACGATGTTGGGCATCTTTCGGAACGCCACCTGTCGCGCGGAGATCTGGTCCCCGCGCGCCGGATCCGAGATGACGATGGTGTTGCTCCCCCACAGCGCGCTCGATACGCGCTGGAAATCATACATCTGGTTGAGGAGCGCGTTGATCGGGCTGGTCTTGAGGTAGCGGATGGTGATGGACCCGCTGTTGCCCGCGTGCAGGCTGTGCATGACCGAGCCATCCGCGCCCACGGTCATGGTGTTCTTGTCTTCTGTTAGCTCCACAGTTATTCCCTCCTCGGAATTACCCGAGCCGTAGCCGAGCGAGAAGGTTCCTCCGGGGCCCGACAACGTCGCGGCAACATCAATAAAACTGTAGGTTGGCACTGGTGTTTCTCCTTTTCGCTTGGGTGGAGCGGGTGGATTTCGTCTCTAGCGGTTGACCGTGAGGATCACGTTGGCCTTGTGGACCGCGCCCGCGAGTTTCAACGCGCACTGGATCGTCGGCGCGATGCGCTGTTCCCGGATGGACTGCGGCTGGCTCTCAAGTAGCGGGGCCCAGACATAATAACCTTTTGGTAACATCTGGCCGAAGTTGAGTTGCCCGAAGCCCGCCGCGTTCCACTGTCCCGGTGCCAAAAGTCCGTTGACCACGCCTTGCGAGAGTGCGTTTTCCACGACCGTTACGATCATGTGCACGCCCGCGTTGGTCTGCGGGATCTTGGTCGTCGACTGGTAGAGCAAGTTGAACACGTCGGTCTGCACGCGGTTCGCCTGCCAGTCGGTGCCGTGAACCTCGTCGAAAAAGAAGCCATTCGACATGACGCCCTCCTGGATGATGGCGACATCGTTGCTGTAGTAGACAAAGACGTTGCCATGCTTGAAGCGCAGCGCGGCCGCCTGATTGGTGGTCAGCATCTCGCCCTGGACGCCCGGCTCCTGTTTGAATTTGAGCGTGATCACGGTGTTGCTGCCCTCGAAGTCGACCGTGAACGCCCGGCCGAAGATCGAGGCGCACGCGTAGGGGCTCTCCGAGGAGAACTGCGAGAACGTCCGCTCCAGGACCTCGCCTTTGAGCCGGGAGAGGAGGTCGGTGTTGATGGTCATGTCGAGGCAGTCGGTCTTCTGCGTCGTCAGCCCGTAGATGCTGATCGGATCCGCGCCTTCGATGAATTCGGCGACCGACATGTGGTCGTCATCGTCCAGCGGATCCGGCGTCGCGAACATGAGCCCGTACCACTCCGGGTGCTGCCTCAGCGCGATGGCCGCCTCCAGCGGGGTCTCCGCGAGGATGCCATCCACGGGGACCGCCGCGCCGGTCGCCTGGGTCAGTCGCAGGACTCCGGAGACGTTGGTGCCGGTGCCGCCTGGGGAGGCGTAGGAGACGGTCGAGGTGGGCCCGGAGGACAGCGATTTGATGATGAACCGCGAGCCGTCCCACTGGCAGCCAGCGCCCGTGAGGGCGGACTGGATGATGGTGGCCGCGCCGTTGAGGTTGGTCACGCCAGCGAAGGTCATCCCGGCCGTGCCGTTCTTGGCTGGCAGCGCGCCCGTGGCCGCCGTCAGCTTGAGGGTCGCCGAGATGTCCGTCCCGGCCGCTGGCGCGGTGGCGAACGAGAGGGTGGACACGATGCCGGTGGTCAGGCTGCGGATGTTGAACTGCAGCGCGGTCTCGTCCCACGTGCATTCGGCCCAGGTGGCCATGACGCCCTGGATCTTGCCCGCCGCCTCGTGCAGATCGGTGACGCCGGTCGTGAAGTCTATCGGTGAGATCTGCCGGGCGGTGCCGTCGATGGTCATGGCGAAGCCGCCGTTGGCGATGGCCTGCAGGGTGGTCAGGAGGGTCTCGTCCGCGCCGGTCAGGAAGGCGGCGCTGCGGATGGTCGCGTGGGTCGCGCCGACGGTCTGCGCCGAGCCGTCGATGGTGATGCTCATGGAGCCGTTGGTGACGCCCTGGAGCGCCTGCAGCACGGCCGCCTGTCCGTTGTTCGAGAAGATCCCCCCGTGGAGGACTCCGTGCGTGGCGGTCTGGGCGAAGCGGCCGATGTAGAGCAAGGCCGGGCGAGGGGCCTGCGAGAAGAACAGATCGGCGGCGAGATACTCGGGGCTGGACGCGCCGAAATCCTCGGTGACGGCGGTCAGGGTCGCGTAGAGCCGGATCCGCTCCTTGGTGTCGATCACGTCCGACGGCCCCGCGATGCAGAGCGAGCCGAAATTCCGCACTGGCACGGCCAGTGGACTCATGTTCACCTGTACGTTGACGACATCGGACACGCTCAAACCGGGCATGTGGCCTCTCCTGTGGGTTGCTGGATTGTGTGGGGGACGGCGCGACCGTCAGGGCGTGACTGGCACGTCCGTCGAAAGCCCGGTGTCGGCGATGACCTTGATCTGGGCCGCGACCAGATCCCGGATTGGGTAGACGCGGTCGACCTGTTGGCGGACCGTCAGCTTGAGGTCGATCCGGTTCAACCACTGCTGATTGACCAGTTCCGGCGCTCGGTTGAAGTCGGCCACCGAGTGGACCTTGCCCTGGATCCGCAGCGAGAACGGCTCGCAGTTCTGGGGGATGTAGAGTGCGTCGCGCATTCGTTGCGCGTTGTCCTCGGCCTCCGGGCCGTAGAAGCTGACCATGGCCGTGATGGTCTGGTGCCGCCGCATGATGTCATAGCCCGGCGTCCCGGTGGTCTCGTCGCCCTGGACGTGCTCGATCCAGGGGAATTCGTCGGCCTCGGTGCTGATGATCCCGACGGCCGCCCAGTTGGTCTCTACCGGCGGCTGGACCGGCGGGGTGGGCTGCCAGCGGGGGCGGACCAGATTGCCGGGGAGTTCAGCCAGGGTGGCGACCATCTCCTGGAATACCTCCTCCACGACCTTGGCGTTGGGCGGGAGGGGCGGTTGCTCGTGGACGAAACCGCCGGTCTCCGAGGTGTTGCCTGACATGGGGCGTTCTCCTCAGTGACCGGCGACCTTCGAGAGGTCAGCCGCCTGGGTTGTCGCGGTGGCTGCGCAGCCAGAAGATGGCCTCGGCGAATTTGGTCCTGGCGCTGGACAAGGCGTGCGTGGGCTGGCCCTGGGCGTCGCAGAACTCGCGGACCTTCATGCCCAGTTGGTCGATGTCATCGGTGCCCTGGCGGATGTCTCCGCTGCGCCGCCCGGCGGCCTCGGCCTGTTCGCCGATGGAGATGGTCTCGGGCTGGCTGTCCCGAGGTGCCGGGATGGGCTGCTGTTGGTCGCGGGTGGCTTGCGCGGGCTTGTCGTCGCGTGGCTGTGCCTGCGGCTGTTGGTCGCTCATGGTGGTCCCTCCGTGGTTGCGACGGGCAACATGTCCATCGTGGCCTCGTAATGTCCCCCGCCAGCGGCGAAGTTCCCGAAGCGCTGGACCGACATGATCTGGAAGGTCATCCCACGCCAGAGCACGAGGTCCGCGTTGGTCCGCTCGGTGGCGATCTGCAGCGGAAACGCGGTGATGATCTCGTAGGTGCTGGAGGACCGCGCGCCGTCCGGCTGCAGGCTCAGATCATCGCCGCCCGATGCCTGCACCGAGCCGAGGATCTCGTTGGTCTCGGTCACGTAGACGGCGATGCCGTCATCTCCCACGGTCTCCACGCGCCGGATCACGGTGACCGGGTCGACAAAGTCCGCGTCGAAGCAGAGTTCGACGACCGAGATCAGGGCCATGTGGGATCGGTCTCCAGCCGCAGCGCGAGCATGTTGATGTCGTCAGCGTCGACCCATTTGGAGCCGTCCTTCTCGACCACGCGTTCCATGCCCCGCAGCGCCTGGACGATGGCCTGGACGATTTGCTCACGTGGCTTGTCCGGCTTGTCTTCCATGTCAGGATCCTTTCTTGAACCAGCCGCCGATCTTGGTCAGCGTCTGCTTGGCCCAGCCCCAGAGCCCGCCGCCCGCGCCCGGTGGTGCCGCCGATCCCGGCCGTTCCCTGACAACGTAGGTGATCGAGGCCCGGATCTGGCCGGTGTCGATCAGCGGCTTGGCGTTGCCCGCGCCAGCCCAGTCGAGGACGACTCGCTCGGTGCTCTTGCCCTGCTTCCTGGCCGACGCGGAGAGTTGCCGAAGCTGGCGTTGCCCCGCCTGGGTCCGCATGAGCCGCGCCCTGACAGTGCGGTATTTCAGCGGCTCGAACGGGGGCGAGGGGTCGGTGATCTCGGCCTGGATGGAATTCTGCGCCAGCATCCCCGCCTTGTGGAGCGCCTGCAGCGCGCCCGTGGACTGCCCGCGTAGGACATTCCGCGCCCCCTCTTCGAGGACGCGGGTGATCTGCGGCTGGGCCTTGCGGACGCCAGGGGCCATGAACGGCCGGGACGGGATGTTTTTGCTGGGCACCCCGTTTTCGTGCCAGTAGGCCAGTTGCGCGTTGTTGGGCTCGCGGCTGTCCTTCCGCTGCATCTTGTCGGCGGGGATCCCCACCAGCAATTCGTGCCGTGTCAGGTCCTGGATGTTCTGCAGCATCCGCTCGGTCTGGTCGGTCGTCAGGGTGACCGAGATGGCCATGTCAGATGGCGGTGCCGCCGTTGTCGAGTTGCGATACGAACGGCTCCACGAGCGGCCAGAAGGTCTCCCACTGGGCCACAAGCTGGTTGACCGCGTAGGCATAGTCCGTGCCTTGCGCGCCCGGCTCGTCCGGCTTGGGGGCCACGCCGAAGTTGTTCTGGACCCACATGTTGGCCGACATGCCGCCCGCCTCATACTCGGTGCCGGGGGTGCCCTCGTAGCCCGAGGCGGCCGTCGCCACCGCGTCCTTGAGCCGGGCGATGGTGGTGTTGAGCGAGAGCAGACGAGAGGTCGTCTGGTTGGTCATGCCGCCGAAAGGCGTGCTGTTGGGAATTACGAGTGCGGCCATGGTCAGTGCATCCTTTGTTGTTCGAGTTGAGTGACCCGCGCGGCCAGCGCGGTGTTTTGTTCCACGAGTTGCTTGATCGCGCCGACCAGGACGGCGTCCATCACGTTACTGTCCAGGTTCCATACGCGACCGAGATGGTCCTCGAAGTCATCCCCGGCGTGGACAGCCTCCGGAATGACCCTGGCCACTTCCTGGGCGATCAGGCCAGCGCGCACCTTGTTGGCCCTGTGCGTGTTGATCCGGGGCGTCGCGCGGGCCCGTTTCAGTTGCCACGGATCGTCAATCTGGATCCAGTCGAAGGAGACCAACGACAACCGCGAGACCGCGTCCAGGCAGTCGAAGTCCGACTCCTCGACGTTGTGTTTGAGCCGCCGGTCAGACCCGTTCGCCATCGCGTAGACCGCGCCGCCGTTGTCGATGCTGGCGGTTGCGAGACTGCCGACGACATTACTCCAGCCGAACAGAAAGTGAGAACTGGTCGCGTATGCTCCGGACTGGTATTTGACGCCGATGCAGTTGGTCTGACAAACAATCGCGGCACCGTTCACGAAAAGACCGGCCTGACAAATCACGTTGCGGTCGCCACCAATTACCAGGGAGGAACCGCTGGGCGTCTGCCAAGCTATAGTCCCGTCGTTGATGTTCCAGTCCCAGTACCAGCTTGGGGACATCTGCATGACGCGGCCACTGCCAGCGTTGCCGAACGCCATCTGGCCCGCCATGGGCGCGACGCCGCCCGTGGGATAGAGCCACCCATCGGTCCGCAGATACATGGTGACGATGTTGTTCTCGACCCAGTACCAGTAACCGTCTCCACCGGATCGTTGCAGGTAGTAGGCATCGTTTCCGGCGACGCGGAAGACGCCCGAGTTGCACATGACATCGTTGACGGTGGCACGACCGGCGATGCTGGCCCCGCCGGATGACTGGAGCCACGTCCCGAAAACACCCGCGTTGGAAACGAGGTTGCTGGAGCGGTCCACGTAGAACCGGCCCGTTGTCGCGTTGCCCGAGCCGTCCATGTCGCCAAAGACGAGGTTGCCGTTCGGCTCCACCCACATGCCGCTCGCGACAGCCCCCGTGGTGTCGTAGACGGTGACGGAGGGGTAGCCGCCGTTGCAACTGATAACGCGCCCGGCGTTGGACCAGAGTTGACCCACGCAGTTGAGCAGACCATCGACGGTGAACGAATTGTTGGCGCGGGAGACACTAAAGGACCGGCCTATGTAGTTCCCCGAGTTGTCGTAACGATACAGGGTGAAGTCTGACCCGGTGCTGGCCCCACTCTCGGCGGTGCCGTCACCCACCTGGAGGTTCCAGCGCAGCGAGTTGCCGGTATAGCCGAGGATCTGGTTGCCGTAGGCTCCCGCGCCCTTGGACAGGTTCAGGCTGGCGTAACCCGCCGAGGAGATGCCCATCTGGCCGCCCTGGGCGGTGATCTGGCCCGTGGCGGTGAGGTTGCCGCTGCCGTCCAGCGTCATCCGCGTGACCATGGACGCGACTGCGTCCCGCAGGCCGGTGGCGGTGATGCAGAACCGGATCAGACCGGCGGTCTGTTCGATCTGGTGCGCGAAGCCGTCCCGCAAATATCTCCAGGCCGTTCCGTCGTAGTAAGCGTTGCTGGCGAGGTTGTTTAGCGTCGCGCCCCAACCCAACAGCCAGCCACCGTTCACGCCGTTGCCCAGAGCCATCGTCTGCGGCGCGAGGACGCCCATGGCGAGGTTGCCGCGCCCGTCGAAGGTCAGCCGCCCCACGCCCGTCACGGCGGCCCCGGCGGTGGAGGTGTTCCACGTCGCAAGCTGCCACGTGTCGGTGGCCCCGTTGATCATCATCCAGCCCGCGCCGTTGGCGACCGCCCTCCAGGTCCCGCCGCCCACGTTGTCGACGTAGACGTTGGCCCCGATGCCGCCGTTGGCGTAGGGCAGCACGAGCATCTCGGTCTGGATGGTCCTGGCTTTCGCGCTCGCCGTGACGGCGACTCCCATGCCAAGCGGGCCGGTCATCACGTCCCCGCTCTTGGAGACGTAGTTGCCGCCCGTGATCGGGGCGAAGAATTGATCGACATACTGCTTGGTCGCGGCGTGCATGGGATTGCTCGGATCCCGCAACAGCCAGACATCGCCCACACGCATGGCGATCCCGCCAGAGTTGACCTCCACCCAGGTCGCGCCCGCGTTGGACACGAAATTGGTGTTGCCACCGGAAATGATGTTGATCGTTCCGCCCGTGACGCTAAACCCGCCGAAGCCCTCGTAGAGCGTGATGTGCCGGGACGTATCCCCGGCGTGGGTGGGAGCCGTCGCGGTGCCGAAGTGAAGGCCGCCGGACATCGTGCCGCCCGCCTTGCCGAGCGCCCAGCGCGTGTTCGCCACCGCGTCGTCGTTGCTCGCCGCGTCTGGCGTGGGAGTCGTGACGTTGATCGGGTAGACGCCACCACCATCGGTCCAGACAGACTGGTTGCCGTGCGCCTGGATGGTCACCGTGCCGCCACTCGCGCCCGCGAGGGTGATCGGCTGATTGGTGATGTTCATCGCGACCCACATTTTCGTCGCGGTCGTGGCGACGGGCAGGGTCAGGGTCACCGGACCCGTGGGCGAGCCCCACATATACAGGCCGTGAGGGGCGAGGGCCCCCACCGGGACGTTGCCGCTGGCGTTGGCGTCCACGAGCCCGGTCTGAAGCTGCGTCGGGTGGACGTGGTCGCCCTGGGCATAATACCAGACGTTGGAGCCAGCGCTTCCAGCGCCGTCCATGGGGGGAGGGTTGGGGTAGACGATGGGCAGCGCGCTTTTCAGGGCGAGCGCGCCCTGGTCGCTGCCGTCTATGAACAGGTGAGGCGTGCTGTCGGGAAACCACGTGATGCCCGTCGTGTGCCCGCCGTTGGGCAGGCCGTCGTAGGAGATCCCGGTGGTATGGATGGAGACCGCGTCGGTCTGGCCGATGACGAAGTAGTGGTTGGCGTCCGCCGCCGCCACATGGTTGTAGCGGTAGCCGGTGACCGAAATCCCGTAGCCCGCGTAGTGGAATTTGATGTGCTTGGTCAGATCCCACGGCACGCTGGCGACCGCGCCGCCGAAGTCGATGCCGAGGTTCTGCGGCTGATACCCGGCCTGTGTGTAGAACATGCCGCTCTTACGATCCACGCTAAACCCGGAGCCGAGATAGTGCCCATCGTCAGCGAAACGATGCAGCGTGAGACCCGAGCCAATGTCCGTGCCGTCCTCGGCCGGGTAGTTGTTGAGGGAAATCTGGAACCGCGCGACGCCCGCGACCTGCCATTGATACCCGGTGCCCCACTGAGACTGCGCGGGACCGTTGACATAGACCTGACCGCCGGTTCCCGTGTTGGTGCCGACGTTGATGGTCCCGGTTATCGCGAGGTTGCCTTGCGGCCCCAGCGTCGCCAGCGAGACGAGCCCGGTGCCCGCCGCGTTCATCTGCCACCACTGGAAGCTGTTCTGCGCGGAGGCCCATGAGTTGACGAA